TTGGCCAAGCGCATGCCGGTGGCGCCATGAACGGGGAAGGGCTGGTGCTGCTGGTGCGGCAGCTTGCCGCGCTGCCGACCAAGGAGCGGGCGCGTGTGATCCGCAGCCTTCCGGCAGAGGAGAAGCGCGCGCTCAACGCGGCGTGGATCGCGTGGGCGCACACCGGGCAATATCGCCCCGAAGGCGACTGGCGGGTGTGGCTGGTCAAGGCGGGGCGCGGGTTCGGCAAGACGCGCGCGGGCGCCGAATGGGTGAGCGAGATCGCGCGGGCGAGGCCGGGCGTGCGGATCGCGCTGGTCGGCGCGACGATCGAGGATGTGTCGCGGGTGATGGTGGAGGGCGACAGCGGCATCCTGTCGGTGGCGCGGCCGGACGAGAACGTCGGCTGGCAGCGCAGCACCGGCGAGATCGCGTTTGCCTCGGGCGCGTGCGCCTATGCCTATTCGGCGGAAGCGGCGGAGAAATTGCGCGGGCCGCAGCATCATGTCGCCTGGTGCGACGAGATCGCCAAATGGCGGCACGGCGAGGCGGTATGGACCAATCTGATGCTCGGCCTGCGGCTGGGCGATCGGCAGCAGGTGCTGGTGACGACGACGCCGAGGCCGGTGCCGCTGCTCAGGCGGATCATGGCGATGGAAGGCGTTACGACCACCGGCGGTGCCACGCGCGACAATCCGCATCTGGCGGCGGCGTTCGTCGCGGCAATGGAGCGGGACTATGGCGGCACGCGCACCGGGCGGCAGGAGATCGACGGCGAGTTGATCGACGATCTGCCCGGCGCGCTGTGGACACGCGCGGGAATCGAGGCGTGCCGGGTGGCGCTGGCGCCTGCGCTGGTGCGCGTGGTGGTCGGCGTCGATCCGCCCGCAGGCACGGCGAGCGGCGAGGGTGATGCGTGCGGCATCGTCGCGGCGGGGCTGGGCGAGGACGGGCATGGCTATGTGATCGAGGATGCGAGCGTGGTCGGCGAAAGCCCGGAGGGCTGGGCGCGCGCGGTGGTGGCGTGCGCGGGCCGCCACGCGGCGGACCGGGTGGTGGCAGAGGTCAACCAGGGCGGGCAGATGGTGCGATCGGTGCTGGAACGCGTCGATCCGTCGCTGCCGATCGTCACCGTCAACGCGACACGCGGCAAGGCGGCGCGCGCGGAGCCGGTGTCGATCGAATATGCGCGCGGGCGGGTGCACCATGTCGGTGCGTTCCCAGGTCTGGAGGATGAGATGTGCGGGCTGATCGCGGGTGGCCGTTATCAGGGGCCGGGACGATCGCCGGACCGGGCGGATGCGATGGTGTGGGCGCTGGCGGAACTGCTGCCCGGCGCGGTGGGCCGCGCGGGCGTGCGGATCCTGTAGCTTGGCGCTGTAGTTGTTATCGCGGCGCGAGCCGTTAGGAGGACGTATGGTTCCAAGGGTTTTGATCGATACGGCGCAGGTGCCGGGCGGCGGCGAGATGCGGCTGGTGCAGCGCGGTGTCGACTTCTTCATCATGCTCGGCACCGAGGAATTGATGAGCAGCCGGATGAGCGGGTCCGAGGAAGCGCTTGCGACGATGGCGTGCGAGCGGGTGTCGGAGGATGCGCCGCATTTCCTGATCGGCGGCTACGGCATGGGCTTCACGCTGCGCGCGGCGCTGGCGCAGCTTGGCCCCAAGGCGCAGGTTTCGGTGGCGGAGCTGGTGCCGCAGGTGGTGGAATGGGCGCGCGGGCCGATGGCGGCGTTCACCGGCGACAGTCTCGACGATCCACGTGTGAGCGTAATCGAGGACGATGTCGGCGCGGTGATTGCGCAAGCGCGGGGAACGTATGACGCGATCCTGCTCGATGTCGACAATGGCCCGGACGGGCTGACCCGGCGCGGCAACGACCGGCTGTATTCGCCGCGTGGGCTGGAGGCGGCGCGGGCGGCGCTCAGGCCGGGCGGCGTGCTGGCGATCTGGTCGGCGGCGCCCGACGTGAAGTTCGCACGGCGGCTGCGCGAGACCGATATGGCGGTGGACGAGGTAACGATCCGCGCCCGCGCCAGCGGCAAGGGCGCGCGCCACGTCATCTGGTTCGCGAAGAAGATTTAGCGCGGCGCTGCTTTTGTAGTGCTTCCCCGGCACAGGCCGGGGACATTTACCGACGTTCCGTAACTGAACTCCGGCCTGCGCCGGGGGAAGGTAGAGTCGCGTCGCTGACGCGCGGTTGAACAAGGACAAATCCATGAAACTCTTCGGCTGGAAATCGGCCGGGCGCGACGTGCGTCCGGTGCTGGCGCGGCATGGCCTGTGGACGGGCGGTGGCGCAGGCGGCGAGTGGAGCGACGATTACACCGCGCAGGTGCGCAGCGGCTATTGCCACAACGCCATCGCGCAAAGGGCCGTCCGGCTGGTGTCGCAAGGCCTGGCGAGCGCGCCGGTCGAGGCATCCTCGCCCGAAATGCTCGGGCTGGTGGCGGCGCGGTCGGGCGGGCAGGCGCTGCTGGAGACGGTGGCGGCGCATCTGCTGCTGCACGGCAATGCCTATGTGCAGATCATGCTCGACCCCGCCGGCGATGTGGCGGAACTGTTCGCGCTGCGGCCCGAACGGGTGAGCGTGGAGGCGGATGCGGGCGGCTGGCCGGTGGCGTATCGCTACCGTGTGGGGGAGCGTGTCACGCGGCTGATCGCGGACGGGCCGCGCCCGGAGGTGGTGCACCTCAAGAGCTTCCATCCGCTCGACGATCATAACGGGCTTGGCTGCCTTGGCGCGGCGGCGGGGGCGATCGCGCTCCACAATGCGGCGGCGCGGTGGAACAAGGCGCTGCTCGACAATGCGGCGCGGCCATCGGGTGCGCTGGTGCATGATCCAGGCGACGGGTCGGTGTTGTCGCGCGAGCAGTTCGAGCGGTTGCGGACCGAAATGGAGGCGGGCTTTGCCGGTGCAACCAATGCCGGGCGGCCGATGCTGCTGGAAGGTGGCCTCAAGTGGCAGGCGATGAGCATGACGCCCGCCGACATGGATTTTGTCGGGCTGAAGGCGGCGGCGGCGCGCGAGATCGCGTGCAGCTTCGGGGTGCCACCGATGCTGCTCGGCCTGCCCGGCGACGCGACGTACGCCAATTACAAGGAGGCGAGCCGCGCGCTGTGGCGGCTCGCGATCCTGCCGCTGGCGGACACGATCTTCGCCGGGCTGGTGCAGGGGCTGGCGGGCTGGTTCGACGCGCCGTGGCTGCGCGTGAACGTCGACAAGGTGACCGCGCTTGCCGAGGACCGCGAGCGGCTGTGGACGCAGGTGAGCGCGGCGGAATTCCTCAGCGATGACGAGAAACGCGCGATGCTCGGTCTGGGCCTCGCGCAGGCAGGAGGTGCGGCATGACCAAGGGTGCGGTGCTGGCGCAGTTGATGGCGCAGGGGCAGGTGGAGGGCGGCGACCTGGTGACGCTGCGCGCGATCGCCGAGGAAGCGGGCGAACTCGGCGCGAGCCGGGCGCTGGCGCGGCTCGGGCTGGATGATGCGGGCGCGGCCAAGGACATGGCGGAACTGCGCGAGCTGCTCGGCGCATGGCGGGATGCCAAACGTTCGGCGTGGAAGGCGGTGCTTGGCTGGGTGGGGCGGATCGGCGGGGCGCTGCTGCTGGCGGCGCTCGCCACGCGCTACGGCTTTTCGGACTGGATCAAGTGACGCGCTTTGCCGGCTATGCGGCGGTGTTAGACCGCGCGGATCGCGGTGGCGACGTGGTGCGCGGTGGCGCGTTCGGCGTAGTCGGGCCGGTGCCGCTGTTGTGGCAGCATCGCGGCGCACCGGTCGGCGTAATCGAACAGGCGGGCGAGGATGCGCGCGGGCTACGCGTTATCGGGCGGATCGACGATCCCGATCTGGCGCGGCTGGTGCGATCCGGCGCGGTGTCCGGCCTGTCGTTCGGCTACCGGGTGCAGGCGGCGACACGCGGGCGCTACCGCGAGCTGACCGCGCTCGATCTGGTCGAGGTGAGTCTGGTCGCGCAGCCGATGCAGCCGCTCGCACGGGTCCACGCGGTCGCCTGAACGGCGCGCGAAAACACACAGGTTTTTACAGGTTGAAGCCCGGCGGCGGTGTCGCCGGGAACGGGTTTCGCATGGGAGAATGACATGATCGAAGTGAAAGCTGATGCGCTCGAGACGACTTTCTCGGGCGTCGAACTGGGTGGCGCGGTGGCGCGGCCGTTGTTGAGCGGGGCGCGTGCCGGGGCGGGTGCGGCGTTCGGCGGGTTCCTGCGATCGGGCACGAGCGTGGAGATGAAGTCGTTCACCGGGGTGAGCGGCGACAGCGGCGGCTATGCCATCCCCAAGGAGATCGACGCGGTGATCGGCGCGACGCTCGCGTCCGTCTCGCCGATCCGCAGCATCGCCAACGTCGTGCAGGTCGGCAGCGCGGGCTATCGCAAGCTGGTGACGGCGGGCGGTACGCCGTCGGGCTGGGCGAGCGAGGTGGATGCGCGACCGGCGACGGGAACGCCGACCTATTTCGAAATCGCGCCGCCGATGGGCGATCTCTACGCCAACCCGAGCGCGAGCCAGGCGATGCTCGACGATGCGTTGTTCGACGTGGAGGGCTGGCTCGCCACCGAGATCGCGCGGGAGTTCGCGCGCGCCGAGGGGGCGGCGTTCGTGAGCGGTTCGGGCGTGGGGCGGCCCAAGGGGTTCCTCGCCGCGCCGACCTCTTCCGCGAACGACGCTGCCCGCGCGTTCGGCACGCTGCAATATCTGGCGAGCGGCGCGGCGGGGGATTTCGCCGCCAGCCCGCAGGACCGGCTGATCGACCTCGTCCAGTCGCTGCGCGGGCCGTACCGGCAGAACGGGACGTGGGTGATGAACTCCGCCACGCTGGCGCGCATCCGCAAGTTCAAGACCAGCGACGGCGCGTTTATCTGGACGCCGGGCTTAAGCGTTGGCCAGCCGGCGACGCTGCTCGGCTATCCGGTGATCGAGGCGGAGGACATGCCCGACATCGGCGCGAACGCGCTGGCGATCGCGTTCGGCGATTTCCGCTCGGGCTACCTCATCGCCGAGCGTGGCGAGACCGGCATCCTGCGCGATCCCTATTCGAACAAGCCGTTCGTCAATTTCTACGCGACCAAGCGGATCGGTGGCTGCGTGAGCAATTCGGAGGCGATCAAGCTGATGAAGTTCGCGGCGAACTGATCGACCGGGGCGACCTTCCGGGTCGCCCCACCCCTGACAGGTGACGTGGGGAGAGAGATATGAATGACGTGACGCTTGAGGCCGGGGATCGCGCCGCCGCGCTGGCCGAGGTGAAGGCGATGCTGCGGCTGGCGAGCGGCGACGAGGACGTGCTGATCGCGTCGCTCACCGACGCCGCGCTGGGGCTGGCCGAGCAGTTCATCGGGCAGGTGCTGATCGCGCGGGAGATGCGCGACGTGCTGCCGGTGAGCCGGGCGTGGCAGCGGCTGGCGTATGCGCCGGTGTGCTCGATCGGGGCGGTGGCGGCGGTGGAAGGGGTGGCGCTGGCGAGCGAGGCCTATGCGATCGACATCGATGCCGCCGGCGATGGCTGGGTGCGGGTGATCGACGCGGGCGGGGCGAGCCGAGTGGCGGTGACGTGCGTGGCGGGGCTGGCGGACGGGTGGGGCGCGATTCCCGCCGCCGTCCGGCAGGGTGCGGTGCTGCTGGCGGCGCATCTGTTTACCGAGCGGGATGGTGCTTCGGCGGTGCCGGTGGCGGTGACGGCGCTGTGGCGACCATTCCGGCGCGTGGCGCTCGCGGCGAGTGCGCGCGCGTGTTGAGCGGGGCGGCGGCGCGCGGACGCGCGATCGGTGCGGCGGCGCAAGGGCGTGCGATTGTCACGGGGGCCGCGCGCTTGCAGGCGGCGTTTCCCGAGGCGCGCGTCCAGACCGAGGGCGATGCGATCGTGCTCACCGGGCGGATCGATCCTGAGGACGCACGGCTGCGCTGGATCGGGAGTTTGCTGGCATGAGCGCGGAAGGCGCGGTGCAGGCGGCGCTGCTGGCCGGCTTGCGCGGGGTCGCAGGTCTCAACGGCGTGTTCGAGGGGCCGCCGGTAAAGGCGACGCCGCCCTATGCTGAAATCGGCGAGACGCTGAGCGGCGATTGGAGCGTGAAGGACCGCGACGGGCGCGAACTGCGGCTGGCGGTGACGGTGCGCGACGCCGGCGAGACGTCCGTGCGGGTGCAGGCGCTTCGCGCGCGATGTCGATACGATGCGCGCCAGCCTCGACGGGCCATTGTCGAGCGGGGCGGACCGGGCGGGGCGATCGATCGAGAGCGCGCTGGTGAAGGCGGCCAAGAGCGGGTCGCTTGGCTTCGAGGATCTGCGCAAGGTGGCGTTGTCGGTGCTGGGCGACATCGCCGGGGCGGCGGTGCGCGGCGGGGTCGGCGCAGTGGTGGGCGGTGGCTCGGGCGGATTGCTGTCGACGCTGGGCGGATTGTTCGGCGGTGCGCCGGGGCGGGCGACCGGCGGGCCGGTCTCGCCGATGCGGCCGTACATGGTGGGCGAGCGCGGGCCGGAACTGTTCGTGCCGACCGCGAGCGGCAGCGTGGTGCCGGCGGGTGGCGGTGGCGGACGCGCGGTGAGCGTGGCGATCACCGTCAACGCGGCGCGGGGCGAGAGCGGCGCGGCGCTGACCGCATCGAGCCGGCAGGTGGCGCGCGCGGTGAAGGCCGCGCTGGCAACGGAGTAGAGTGATGGCATATTGGCTGGCGTCCGAACGGACGGTGCAGGGCGAAGGCGTGATCTCACGCTTTGATCCACGGTTCTGGACGGTGAATTTCCCGCGCCCGATGATGGCGGCGGTGACGACGATCGCGGCGGATGCGCTGCGGGTGGATGCGGTGTTCTACCGCGCGAACGATCTGGCCGGGCTGATCTGGGAGGCGGAGGATCGGTTCGACCATCCGCTGCTGAAATACGAGACGGCACGCGATTTTCGCGGCTCCCGGCTGTCGTTCCGCTGGCGATCGGACGGGATCAGGCCGCTCGACGCGGTCAACGGCCCGGTGCTGACGATCGAGGGGCGCGATGCGGACGGCACGGCGCGGGCCTGGTACGTGCGGCTGTGGAACTATGCGACCGGCACGCCCGAAGACGCGCACGTCGCGATCGACTTCGCGGACGTCGACGGCGGGTTGTCGCCGGCACCGGGCGTACGGTGACGGTGGGCGCGCCGGAAGCCGAGGTGAGCGCTTACGGTGGCGGGCTGCTGCGCTGGTTCGGCGGGGCGAACAACGGGCTGGAAGCGGCGATCGCCGCGTCGGAAGGCGCGGTGGTGACGCTGCGGACCGAGCCGGTGTTCGCGCCCGCGATCGGCGATCTGATCGAGCTGATCGAGGGGTGCGACAAGAGCCTTTCCACGTGCGCGGGCCGCTTCGCCAACGCGGCGAACTTTCGCGGTGAGCCGTATCTGCCAGGCATCGACCTGCTGACCCGGTATCCCGGCGCATGACCGGCCGCGCGGGTGCGATAGCGGCGGCGCGGGGGGCCGTCGGCGTGCGGTTCCGGCTGCACGGGCGCGAACCGGCGTTCGGGCTCGATTGTGTCGGGCTCGCCGCCGTCGCCGCGCGTGCCGCCGGCTTCACGGGCGCGATCCCGGCGGATTACGCGATTCGCGGTGCCGATCCGAGCGCGGCGATCGATGCGACGGCGTTGGTGCGAGTCGCGCCGCCTGCGCCCGGCGACCTGCTGCTGTTCGCGGCGGGGCCGGCGCAGTTTCACCTCGCGATCCTGGTGGCGGGCGGGATCGTCCATGCCGATGCGATGCTGCGCCGCGTGGTCGAGCGGCCGGGTCCGCTGCCGTGGCCGTTGATCGCCGCGTGGCGCTTCGAACAGGAGAACTGACATGGCGACATTGGTGCTGACGACGATCGGCGGCGTGGTCGGCGGGCCGATCGGCGGCGCACTCGGCGCGGTGCTCGGCCAGGCGCTCGACCGCGACGTGCTGTTCCGGCCAAAGGGGCGCGAGGGGCCGAGGCTGACCGAGCTTGCCGTGCAGACATTCTCCTACGGCACGCCGATCCAGAAGGTGTTCGGCACGATGCGGGTGGCGGGCAGCGTGATCTGGTCGACCGACCTGATCGAGAGCCGCAACACCGCCGGCGGCGGCAAGGGCCAGCCGGGTGCGACCAGCTACAGCTATGCGGCGTCGTTCGCAGTGGCGTTGTCCGGGCGGCCGATCCTGACCGTCGGTCGCATCTGGGCGGACGGGAACCTGCTGCGCGGCGCGGCGGGCGATTTCAAGGCGGCAACCGGTTTTCGCCTGCACCTCGGCGGCGAGGATCAGACGGCCGATCCGCTGATCGCGTCGGCGGAAGGGCTGGGCCTTACGCCGGCGCATCGCGGCATCGCCTATGCCGTGTTCGAGAACCTGCAACTTGCGGACTATGGCAATCGCATCCCGTCGCTAACGTTCGAGGTGATCGCGGATGCTTCGCCGGTCGCGGCGGGTGCGATCGTTGCGGAGCTTTCCAACGGCCTGGTGGACGGCGCCGGCGTGACGCTGCCGGTGCCGGGCTTCGCCGCGTATGGCAATGCCCGCGCGGTGATCGAGACGATCGGCGCCGCGAGCGGCGGCTGGTTGCGCCGACCCGGGGTAGCCTGACGATGCGCGCGGGCGATGCGGCAGACTGCACGATCGCCGACAACGGCGTGGCCGCCGGCACGACCGGCGGCGCGCGCGGGACCGGTGCGACCGCCGCGATCGAGACGGTGCCGCGCACGATGACGCTGGCGCATTATGATCCGGCGCGGGATTACCAGAGCGGGCTTCAGCGCGTGCGGCGACCGGGTGCCGGCTATGTCGAAGATCGCATCGACATGCCCGCCGCGCTGGATGCGATGGCAGCGAAGACGATGGCGCAGGCGGCGCTCGACCGTGCGGAGGCAGGGCGGGCGCGGCGCACGGTTTCGCTCGGATGGGAGGCGCTCAACATCGGTCCGGGCGCGTGCGTCGCGATCGATGGCGCGGCGGGGATCTGGCGGGTGACCGGCTGGTCGTTCGAGCGGATGGTGCTTTCCCTGGAATGCGTGCGGCTCGCCGCCGCAGCGCAGCCGGTGCAGGCAAGCGGCGGCCGCGTGCTGTCCTCCCCCGATGCCGTCATCGGGACGACGATCGTTCAGGCGTTCGAGATCCCGCCGCTCGACGATACTCCGCTGAGCGCACCGCGTCTGACGATCGCGGCGGCCGGAAGCGCGCCGGGCTGGCGGCGGGCGGCGTTGCTCTACAGTACGGATGAGGGGACCAGTTGGGCGAACGCCGGTGCGACGGCGGCACCTGCTACGCTCGGCACGCTGGCGAGCGTGCCCGGCGAAGCGCCGGCCGCGTTGCTCGACCGACGGTCGGTGTTCGAGGTCATGCTGGCGCATGGTGGCATGAGCCTTTCGAGTGCGACGGCGCGCGCGCTCGATGCAGGTGCGAACCTTGCGCTGTGCGGCGACGAGCTGCTCCAGTTCACCAGCGCGGAGCAGATCGGCGCGACGCGCTGGCGATTGTCCGCCTTGCTGCGCGGGCGGCGCGGGACCGATTCGGCAATCGGTACGCAGCGGCCGGGTGATCGCTTCGTGCTGCTGGAAACCGGCACGGCGCTGTCGCTGGATCTGCCGTTGGCGACGCTTGGCGGTTCGGTGCGGGTGCTGGCGACGGGGGTCGGCGATGTCGCGGGTCCGGTGGTGGCCGCTTGCGTGATCGGCGGCGCTTCCGTGTTGCCGCCGTCCCCGGTCGGGTTGCGCTGGCACGAACTCGGCGGCGGCGATGCGGCGATTCGCTGGACGCGCCGCAGTCGTGCCGGGTGGCGCTGGATCGACGGCGTCGATGCGCCGCTGGTCGAGGAACGGGAGCGCTACCGGGTCACGCTGACGTGGCGCGACGGCACGCGCGCGATCGAGGTCGACCCGCCCAGCGCCGTGTTAGCCGCAAGCGAGCGCAGCGGCGGCACGACCGTCAGCGTGCGACAGATCGGCTCCCTCGGCGAGTCGGCCAGCGCCAGCCTGTTCATCCCTGCTTTGGAGGCCCAATCATGAGCGACGATCTCTCCCCCCGACTCGCGCTACCGTTGCTGAATGCCGGTCAAGCGCAGAAGGAAATCACCCATAACGAGGCGCTGACGCTGCTTGACCTGCTGACGCAGGCGGTGGTCGTCGCCGTCGGCGTAAACGTGCCACCCGAAGGACCGGTGCCCGGTCAATGCTGGATCGTCGGCCCCGCGCCGGAGGGCGCATGGAGCGGATACGCACAGGCGCTCGCCGGATGGAGCGACAGCGGCTGGCGGTTCTGCTTGCCCGTGCCAGGCATGTGCGTCTGGAGTCTCGCCGATGGTGCGCAACTCCGCTTCGAGGATGACCGCTGGAGCATCGGCATGGTGCGCGCGGCAGGGCTGGACGTAGGCGGCATGCAGGTGGTGGGTGCGCGCCAATCCGCGGTCGCGGAACCAACCGGCGGGACTGTGATCGACGTCGAGGCGCGCACCGCGATTGCGGGTGTGCTTGCTGCACTGCACACGCACGGCCTGATCGGCGCGTGAGCGCGCCCGGCAAGAGGGTATCGGCAGATGTTGCGGATATGCAACAGTGGCCGGATTTTGTGCGCTTGCGTGGAAACCAAGGCAGGACTAGGGAGTTTGGGCTGTCCGAGTGACACCTAAGGAAAGGGGATTTTTATGCGGAAGCTAGCCGTTATCGTAGCGCTTGCCTCCACTGCTCTTGCAACGCCCGCTCTTGCCCGCGACAAGTCGTGGTACGTCGGCGTTGAAGGCGGTGGTATGATCGTCGAAGAC